CGTAGCTTTAGTAGTCGCAATAACATTAAAATAGAAAGTTAGCTAAATGATAGACCCAATTTCTGCTTTCGCTGCAATTACTGCAGGACATAAAGCGATTATGAAAGCTGTGCAAATTGGTAAAGATTTGAGTTCATTATCTAATGCTGTGGGAAAATATGCCCAAGGTGAAGCCCAACTTCAATTCGCAGAAACCCAAAAGAAAAATAGTAGGTTCTCTTTCGCAGAAGATTCAGCTATAGAAAAACATTTCAAAAAAGAACAACTAGATACCATGAGAGACGAGTTGCGTTCTATGTTTCTTTTATATGGAAAACCTGGACAATGGGAAAGATTACAAGCTGAGATAGCCTCAGAAAGAGTAAGAATTAAAAAAGAATTGGCTATACAATTAAAAATAAAAGAAAGAAATCTAATGGTAACTACAATTACTGCTATTTTAATATTAGGTGGTATAGGAATAGTTACTTGGATTAAATTTTTACAAGGAACATTATGATGTTTAAAGCATTAGTTGTGGCTTGTGCTATAGCAAACCCAAAGATGTGCATTACATTTGAGGACACTATGTACAAACTAAATACAGAAGAGCAATGTATGGCAAGAGTTTATGAGATGCGTAAAGATATTTCAGAAAATTTAACACATATGAAAGCTATGATGTACAAATGTATTAAATTAACAAAAGGTAAGTTCACATGATACAAATACTAACAGGTCTATTAGGACTAGCAGGAAGTGCTGTTGATGGTTATGTAGAAACTAAGAAAGCTAAAGCAAAACAAAAGCTAATTAAGATAGAAGCTGAAACATCCTTAATAGAAAAACAAATCACAGGCGAAATTGCTTGGGATGTAGAAGCTATGAAGGGTTCAAAAGACTCATGGAAAGATGAATATTTAACAATTTTGTTTTCAATTCCATTGCTATTGTGCTTTTTGCCTTGGACGGTTGAATATGTAGAAAGAGGATTTATAGCACTAGAGCAAACACCAGTATGGTTTCAATATACTTTAGGAGTTATTGTAAGTGCCTCATTTGGAATCAAAGGTGCAACAAAGATGTTTGGAAAAAAATAAATGGAGACAGTAATAGATTTAGTTTTAATTGGGTTGTTTCTACAGACCCTAACAGTAATAGGTGTTTTTGTTAATACAGGTATAAACATTGTGTACCGTATGAAAGAGAAGAAGGAGTCATGTAAATGTCAAAAATGAAGAAGCTAATGGAACAACTACATGAAGAACTAGCATATAAACTTCTGGAAACAATACGTGACCCAGAGTCTAAAGCTAGTGAAATGAATGTAGTTAGACAATTTTTAAAAGATAATGACATGACAGCACTACCTACTGACGATAGTGTCATGCAGCAGATACTAAAAGACTTACCATTTGATGAGGGACTAGATTCAGTACAATGATTAACAGTCCATGCACCCAGAGATGTCACGTAAATCCAGACTTTGGATATTGTACAGGATGTTTTAGGACAGCCTCAGAGATTGCTAAATGGCAACAAGCAGATGATAGAGAAGCACTAGATATTTTAACCAACACAAAAATTAGAAAAAAGAAGTGGGAGAACAGATGTCACTATATGACAATATGAACAAGAGAAAAAAGGCAGGGACATCTCGTCCTAAAGCAAAGTCAACAGTATCACCAAAAACCTACGCAAATATGAAGGCAGGATTCCCAAAGAAAAAAACTAAGAAAGGATAAGTAATGCCAACAGGAAAAGGAAGTTACGAAACTAAAAAAGGTAGACCACCTAAACCTAAAGGAAAATAATTATGGCTATATATGCAGGAGCAAGTGTATCCATAGGTAAACCATCTAGGATAGGCAAAGGTGAAGCAGGTCATGGTAGAAAAAAATCTAAAGTCTACGTAATGAACAACGGTAAAGTTAAAAAGGTTATGTTTGGTGACCCTAATATGAGCATCAAAAAGAATCAACCTGCTAACAGAAAAAGTTTCCGTGCTCGACACAACTGTGATACAGCCAAAGATAAAACATCAGCACGTTATTGGAGTTGCAAAGCATGGTAAAAGATTTTAAGAACTTCTTGTATATGGCATGGAAGCATCTAAACCTACCAGACCCAACACCAATACAGTACGACATAGCAGATTATCTACAGAACACCAACGAAAGACGTGAAGTCATAGAAGCATTTCGAGGTGTAGGAAAGTCGTGGATTACATCTGCTTATGTCTGTCACCAATTATACTTAAATCCACAAATGAATATACTTGTGGTGTCAGCATCAAAGACTAGAGCAGATGACTTTAGTACCTTTACACTAAGGTTAATACATGAGATGCCTCTTCTTGCTCATTTAAGACCCAAGGATGGGCAAAGAATGTCTAAGATATCATTTGACGTTGCACCTGCTCAAGCCTCTCACGCACCGTCTGTGAAGTCTCTAGGGGTAACTGGACAGTTAACAGGAAGTCGTGCTGATTTAATCATTGCAGATGACGTTGAGTCAGCTAACAACTCCATGACACAAATGATGAGAGACAAGTTAGCAGAAACTATTAAAGAATTTGAAGCTATTATAAAACCTAAAGGACGTATTGTGTTCTTAGGTACACCCCAAACAGAAATGTCCATCTATAACTTACTAGATGAACGTGGATATAAAACTAGAATATGGACTTCTAGGTTTCCTGATGACCGACTAAAGGTAGCTATGGGTAATAAACTAGCACCTGTCATTGCTGAAAAAGAAGGACACGAAGGAAAACCTACAGACCCATTAAGATTTGATGATACTGACCTATTAGAACGAGAAGCATCTTATGGTAAGTCAGGATTTGCATTACAGTTTATGCTTGATGTAAGCCTCTCTGATGCCAATAAGTATCCTTTGAAGCTGAATGACCTTATGGTTATGTCTGGCTGTTCTACATGGTCTGAAGCCCCAGTAAAACTACAATGGGCATCAGGCAAAGAACAACTAGATGGATGTAAGCATTTACCTAACATTGGATTAAAAGGAGACTATTGGTGCAATCCTATGACGATATCCCCAGAGAGTGCTGCATGGGACGGAAGTGTGATGAGTATAGACCCTGCAGGACGAGGGAAGGACGAAACAGCTTACGCAGTCGTAAAGATGATGAAAGGTCAACTATATTTAACAGCTTGTGGGGGGACGAAGAATGGTTATCAAGAGGATTCTCTGGCAGTCTTGACTCACGTAGCCAAGTCGCAGAACGTGAACAAAATAATCGTAGAAAGCAATTTCGGAGATGGAATGTTTACGCAATTATTAAAGCCTGTTTTAGCTAAGAAGCATCCTGTAAGTATAGAAGAAGTTAGACACAATGTTCAAAAAGAGAAACGTATCATTGATACATTAGAACCTATGCTCAATCAACACAGGCTCGTAGTAGATGAGAGGGTAATACTTGATGACTACAACTCTGAGACAGAACTAAAGTATAAACTGTTCTATCAACTTACCAGACTTACACGTGACAGAGGTGCACTTATACATGACGATAGGTTAGATGCTTTAAGTATAGCTGTAGCCTACTGGATTGAAACTATGGATAGAGACATAGACATGGCTGTGCAAGACCATAAGAACGAACTCTTAGAAGATGAGTTAGACAGATTCATGGAAGCAGCTATGGGTAAGAAAGGTAATACAGACAACTGGACTAACCTATATGAAAGTAGAGATAGACCATAACATTAATACCCCCTCACATAGATAGGGGGAAAAACCCCTATAGTAATACTATAGTCCTACTATAATTCTATAAATAGATAATAGATAGGTAAAAAGGATATGTCATTTCTTTAAGTATTACTTTAGGTATACCTTTAGTTTTACTAAAAAAATCTGAGGGGCTTATACGTAGATGCTGCTGCCAATTTACCCCATTCGACCTAGCCAAGCCCTTAAAAAATCAATAGGTATAGGGGCTATTGTCTATAAATATTGCGTATTACATGGGAAATAATAAAGGTGTGACTGGGTTAACATGAGATTAAATAGCCAATTACTATTATTAATGATTGCTTTTAGTTTTTTTCTTTACCTTTGTTTTTCTTTTGGTCTATTTTTTTCTATTTAATAAACATAAAGAAAACCTTCATTAATCTTTAAGCTTTACTTTTAATAAACTATTCTTTAATGAATAAGATAACATTAATTTATTATGAGGTTTTATTATGAGATACGAAACATTTTTATTAATAGCATTATTTCAATTCTTTCTATTCTTGCCTACTAGTTTTTATTTTATGAGTTTAGGTTATATAGGTTTATTTTTTACGTTGTTTATGATTACAGGATTAATAACTTTAATAGCTTTATATTATCCATTGATAAAAATTAATGACTAAATAAACTTAAATAAAACTTAATATAAAAACCTTAGATTAATTTCTAAGGTTTTTTTTTATTTTAAACTTGAATTAAACATTAAAAAAGATTATAAGATTAATCTAAGTTAAATTTAAAACTTATCTGTTTCTTATTGTTGGTGAATTATTCGAGGTTTTAGAAGGTTAGCAATAACCTTGCTTATAGAATTATCTATAAGTATTTTTTAGAAAGTCTAAAACTATGAAAAACAATAATAAAATATCATTAATCCAAATGTTATCTTTAATCAAAGCTAGAAGGGAATTTATTAAACCTTCTAGAGTTTATAAAAAAAGATATGGAATAACTAGAGGTAAACAATCTTTAGGGCTTCATTGGGGCTTAAACTCTAAATATTACTTTTTAGGCAATGCAGGAAATAAAACTTTTATACCTTCTATGCCAACTATGGAAAGAAACAAATATTTAAAAGTAAAAGCTAAAAACTTAAACTTAGTTAATAAAAAAGTTATTGGTTTATTTTCTAATTTTGAAAAGGGGGTAATATAATGATTAATGAAAGAGCAAATAGGCTTCAAGATAGTTATAATTTAATTGTTGATGTACATAAATATGTAGATGATTTAATTGTAGAAGCTAAAAACTCAAGCACTAGAGGTTTTTCAACTAAGCAAATTGCAAATATTGTACAATCTGTTTTTGGTGAAAATTCTTATAATATAGCTTTTACTTATATATTAAATAAAAGGGGTTTATTATAATGATTATTAAAGCATTATTAGAGACTTTTTTATTTTTTAGCTTTATTGGGTTTATCTTAATCATAGCTTAAAAACATTTTAAAAGGGTTTTACAGGGCTAAACGTCCTGTAACCTTCTAAAACCTTGAATATTAACTTTTAACTATTACAAGGGGTTTAAAATGGAATTTTCGCAAGTACATATTTCTAAAGGTTCTGGAAAACTAGAATTAATTAATAGTATTTCAACTAATACGTTAACTAATGATTATTGTAGTAAACAAGCTAAAAATGTTAATTCAATTTGCAATGTTTGTTATTCTCAAAAATCATTAAAAACTTTTAGAAAAAACATGGTTAATGTTTTAGATAGAAACAGCCGTTTATTAAGTGAACAGCTTATTCAAAAATCATTATTGCCTACAATCTTTAATAGTTATTTTAGGTTTAACTCTCATGGTGAATTAATTAATTTAATACATCTTGAAAATTTAGTGAATATTGCAAAAAAGAATAAACATTGTAATTTTACTTTATGGTCAAAAAGATATGATTTAATTACTATATTTTTTGATACCAATAAAAAACCTAAAAACTTATTTTTAGTTTATTCAAATAGTAAATTAAATAAACCTATTGATAAGCCTATTAAATACTTTGATAAAACTTTTAATAATATTACTAAAGATAAAATAAACGATTTTAAAATAAATTGTTTTTCTAAATGTAAGGATTGTTTATTGTGTTATACCAAAAATAAAACGACTACTATTATTGAAAAGGTTAAATAAAAAAAAAGGTCTATAGATTAATTTTTATAGACCTTTTTTATTGCCTTGAATTTATAATTTGCAACATTTTATTTAACAAGTTAATAATATATATTCTAAAATTTCCCAAAAATTCACCATATTTTCCATCTTGTTCCCTTCTTGTTCCCTTCATAAATTTTTTTCTTGTTCCCTCTTGTAATTTTATATAGCCCTTCCTATATGTAAGTTTGTATTTGTAGACACATGGCTTTTCTTCATAGTTTTTCCATGTGTCTACAAGTATTAACTTTAATGGAGAAATTATAAATGACTATATCATTAGAAGAACTAAAAAATGCAGTTGAAGATATTAAACAAGATGATGAGTGGGTAAATGATAGCCACTCTAAGTCAGAATATAATGGTGTGTGTATGGGTCTAGATATGCTTATCAGACACTTTGAAGAAGTAACTGCTAATCAATAAAAGGAGGACTAAATGATTACTGTAACACAAACAATGTATGACAAGTCTTGTATAGATGCTAACAAGTCTGTCATGGGTTTCTTTGAGCATTACTTTGGTGAAGAACCATTCAATACTTATGGTGCTTATTACATGATTAGAGGTATATACGAAGATGATTGTACTCTTAAACTATTTAGGACTAAGGGTAGGAAAGATAGACGTATAGCTTTTCCTATGTGGAAGAAGTACATCAAAGTTGGAGACACTATTAAGTTAACTATAAATGACGTAGACCAAATTGGTATTGAAGTGGAGTAAACAATGGAAGTAGAGACACGATATAAAAAAGCATTGGTTAATATATTATATTACCAAGCATTAAATATGAGTAAGGAAGAACTTCAACCTGTATTGTTCTTTGATGAACATGCTACAAACTTTTGGACACTTGAGCAATGTCGTATGCAATACGTCAAAGACCAATTAGATTTTATTGAAGAAGGTAATCTTGATGATGAGATTGAAGAAACTTGGAATAAAGTATTTAGAAAGGAATAAATAATGGAACAGATGAAATGTGATTACTGTGACCACATAGAATATTACGAAGATGAAAATAGTTTTTTTCAAGGTGAAATGTTTGGTTTGAATGACGATAGTGTTTCATGTCCTGACTGTTTAGAAAAACTACCAATCTCAAACCTTATATATGGAGGGTAAGCAATGAACTGTTGGCATTGTAATACTGAATTAATATGGGGTGGTGACCATGATATAAGCGAGGAAGATGGCTATTCATACGAAGGGATAGTCACTAACCTCTCTTGTCCTAACCCTAATTGTAACTCTCATGTTGACGTTTATTTACCTATTGAAAGGACTGATGATGAACCTGATTGAAATTGAATATAAAACAAATAATAAATTTAAATCGTTTGTTGATACTTCAGTAGAAACTATGTGGGCAGAAGCAATACAAAATGATGACATTGGTGATACTTGGCACTCATTTTGGTACAGAGATAGACCATATGATTTTAATATATGGACTGATGATGTTAATGATGTGACATATTGTTCTGTCTACTCTTGTTATTATGATGAGGATAACGATATATGTACTAATGATTCAGATTTTTACAGAGTTAAAGAGGAGAAGATACTTGTACATTGACCCAATACTAACAGACACACATCTTGTTGACGTAGTAAGAGAATATAAAAAGCTACGTCAACTTCAGTATGACTTTGAGTGGGACGAAAACTCCCAACAAGCAGAGATTTATAAAGCAAAAGCAAATTATTACCATACTTTAGTGCAAAAAGGTATCTTGTTTGACCCTTTATTTTAAATTACTATACGCATCTCAAAACATAGGAGAATCATATGCCAATTAGAAAAATAGCAAATGCTTGGCAAGTAGACATCCGTAAGAAGGGTGTTGTATTTCGCAAGTCATGTTCCTCTAGGAATGATGCAGTCAAACTAGAGAAGTATTGTATGAAATGTATTGAAGATGGTGTAGCTTTGCCTGAAGCAAACTCTATCTTAGGCATGACATCCCAAGTCTTGTTCCAAAAGACTGCAGATAAGTATTGGTCAGACTCTGATTGGGGTCTAACACAGATACGTAGACAAGATAAAATACTTGATGTGATGGGACGTAATGTTCCTGTTGCAGATATAAGTGCTACTATGATTGATGACGTTATTCAACACTTCAAAAAGAATGGTGCATCATCATCATCACTCAACAAGATTAGTGCTTGTATATCTAAGTCACTAAATCTAGCAGTAGACAGAGGGTGGATAGACAGGAAACCTAAACTTGATTGGATACCAACTAAGAATGGTAGACTAAGATATTTAATCCAAGAAGAAGAAGCCTATCTTGTTCAAATCTTGACTGCTAAACAAGAGATAGACTGCAGAGATTTTTTCTTGTTTCTGTTGGACACAGGTTTACGTAGAGGAGAGGGCTTACGTTTGTCCTGTCGTGATGTTGACCTAGACAAAGGAACTATTTCTATTTGGGAAACTAAAAACGGACATCCTCGTACTGTTCCGTTGACAAGACGAGTTAAGAATATATTACAGACTCGTATTGACACAGAAGGCAGACTAAAAAACAAACCTGTATTTAATCTTACAGAAGACAAGATAAGACGTGTATGGGAATGGTTACGTGATGATATGGGTCTACAAGATGACAAAGAGTTTGTCTTACATAGCTTACGTCACACCTGTGCATCTCGTCTTGTTCAGCGAGGAATACAACTGCAAGTTGTACAACAATGGCTTGGTCATAAGTCTATACACATGACTCTAAGATATGCACACCTAGATACGCAAAATCTTTTAGATGCGAGTAGAGTGTTAGAATCTGATGACAAATTTATGGACAATATGACAGGTTAAATAGACAATCGTAGACAACTTTTATGGAGAGTTCAGTATGGACACACGACAAGTATCGTTAGAACGTGAAATGCGAGAAGAAGGAATCCAAAGATTCCACAAGAATAACCTACAAAAAGCAGAGAAAGCCCAAGAATCTACAACTACCTATGGTCAATACCTCTTGAGACAAACTGTCACAAAGGTAGAAGATGCTATCAAAGACCATATAGAATCCTCAATGAAGGGTAGGTCAGGTAAGTCAGCTACATCAGCAGTCTTGTTGAATGACCTAGAGCCACCAGTCATAGCAGTAATCACCTTGAGGGTGGCACTATCACAGATAACTAGGAAGAGAGACTACAGTAGTTCTGCAGTAGCTTTAGGTATGGCTATTGAAGATGAGTTGAGGATAAGAACCTTTGAGGAAAACAATCCTCGTCTGTATAGGGTAGTAAAGAAAGACTTAGACAAGAGGTCATCAGGATATACTTATAAGAGACGTAAGTTAATTGAGTCATCAAGAAGAGATGGACAAGAATGGACATCATGGACACAAAGAGAAAAACTCTTGGTGGGTAATGCTTTACTTGATTTGACCATAGTCAATACAGGTCTGTTAGAACTAAAGAGTATGATGAAGGGGGGCAAGAGAAGACAACTCTTGTTAGCATCAGAGACTACACTAAAGATAATCAAAGACCTTACTGCCTTCCAAGAGATACTAAGACCTGAGTTCTATCCTTGTGTTGTACCTCCTAAAGATTGGACTACACCTACAGATGGTGGTTATCACACTCATCATGTCCGTCAGCTACCTCTTGTTAAGACTGAAAACAAGAACTACCTACAAGAACTAAAGCACTTTGATATGCCTATGGTTTATGGAGCAGTTAATGCTATGCAACAGACAGGGTTCAAGGTCAATCAGTTTGTCTTACAGGTACTGAAGGACATCTGGGATAGTGGCATAGCTTTACCTAGCTTACCACCATCAGAGAACGCAGAAATTCCTAACAAGCCACATGATATTGCTACCAATAAACAAGCTAAGATTAATTGGAAAAGAAATGCAGTCATCATACATACAGAGAACAATCGTATGGCATCAAAGAGACTCTTGTTAAGGAAGACAATACAGATAGCTGACAAGTTTAAAGATGAGAAGTCTATCTACATGGTGTATCAGTTAGATTTTAGAGGACGTATCTATGCAGTACCAAACTATCTTAACCCACAGGGCACAGACTTTGCCAAAGGACTACTGCTTTTTTCTGAGGCAAAAAAATTAAATGAGCAAGGGGCTTGTCACTTAGCCATACATGGGGCAAATATGTTTGGTTATGATAAAGCATCTCTGCAAGAACGTATTGATTGGGTGCAAGATAACCAAGAGAGAATACTATCCTGTGCCAAAGACCCATTGGCTGACCTATGGTGGGCTAAAGAATCTGATAAACCTTTTCAGTTCTTAGCCTTCTGTAAAGAATGGGAAGGTCTTGTTGCTGACCCTGATAACTTTGAGTCTAGTCTTCCTGTCTGTGCTGATGGTAGTTGTAATGGACTCCAACATTTTGCAGCAATGTTAAGGTCAGAGACTACAGGTAAAGAAGTTAATCTTGTACCAATGGATGACCCACAAGACATCTATCAGAAGGTAGCTGATACAGTTACACAGAAGCTAAAAGAAATGCCAGATGAGTTAGCACAGAAGTGGATTGACTATGGTGTATCTAGGTCTTGTTGCAAACGTCCATGTATGGTGTTGCCTTACGGTGGTAAGCAGTATTCCTTTACAGATTTTGTAATGGATTATATTGTTGAGCAACGTGACAAAGGTATATCACACCCATTCGGTGAAGATGTATTTAAAGCAGCAACCTTCTTGTCCAAGTTGATATGGCAATCTATATCTGAGGTTGTTCATGCAGCAACTGATGCTATGGCATGGCTACAAAAAGCAGCAAGGGTTGCATCATCAGAAGGACTACCTATCAGGTGGGACACACCATGTAACCTTCCTGTGCTACAGGCATACCAAGAAGTTAAGTCTAGTCAGATACAAACCAAGTTACTTGGAAAAGTATTTAAACCTAGAGTGTATGCACAAACAGGTAAGTTAGATAAGAACCGACAAGCTAATGGTATCTCTCCTAACTTTGTACATAGTATTGATGCTAGTCACCTGATGATTACTCTTCATGTTGCCAAGCAGTTAGACATACATTCTTTTGCAATGGTACATGATAGCTATGGTACTCATGCTGCAGATGCTGAAGAAATGTGGGGTGCATTACGTACTGCATTTGTTGAGATGTATTCACAGATGGATGTACTAGAAGAGTTTAGAAATTATCTTTTAGAAGTTCTACCTGAACACAGACACAAAGAGATAGAACCAGTACCAACTAAAGGTACTCTTGTTTTAGACCACGTGCTTGAAAGTTCCTTTTTCTTTGCATAATTAATACCCACTCACTTAGACCAATGAAACTATTAAGAGGTTAATAATGAATAAAATACAAAACGAAAATATAGTCACACCTGCAGGTAGAGCAATCTATCCTTGGTTGATTAATCCTGACACAAAGTTTAATGCGTTAGGTGAATACAAGGTTAGCCTTTCGCTAAATACTAGTGAAGCTGAACCTCTCATCAAGAAGATTGATGAAGCTATGGAAAAAGCAAAAACCCTAGCACCTGAAGGTAAGAAAGTTAAAGTATCAGACCCACCTTATTTTAATGAAGTAGATGGGGATGAACAGGAGACAGGTAATGTCTTGTTTAAGTTTAAATCTAAAGCACAGATACAAACTAAAGATGGTAAGACTATAAAGATTACTCCAAAACTTTTTGATTCTAAAGGAACATTACTCAAAGATGTTACTGAAATCTGGGGTGGTTCTACAATTAAAATTAGTGCAGACATTGCTCCTTACTTTGTTGGTGCTGTTGGTGCAGGTGTAAGCCTGAGACTTAAAGCAGTACAAATAATTGAATTAGTTACAGGGGGTAACAATGCAGATAGTTACGGTTTTGAATCCACCGAAGGTTATGAAGTCTCGAAAGAGACAAATCAAAGTGAGTTCAATTCTTCAGATGCACAAGAGGACTTTTAGTAAATTCGCTAGGGCTAAAGGTTATCGTAGTGGACTCGAAGAAAAAGTTGCAAGTGAACTCAACGCATTAGGTATCAAGTTTAGTTATGAACCTAAAGGTTGGGTCACTTACAACAAACCTACCTCAAGATACAAACCAGATTTTGTATTACCAAATGGAATCATAGTAGAAACAAAAGGACAGTTCCTTAGTTCAGATAGAACTAAACATAAACTTATAAAGGAACAACACCCTAAGATTGATATTAGATTTGTGTTTAGTAATTCTAAAAAAAGATTAGGTACTAAGTCTAAGACTACCTATGCAATGTGGTGCGTGAAGTATGGATTTGATTACGCAGATAGAAGTATTCCTAGCGAGTGGATAAATGAATCCCAAACCCCTTCAAGGATGAAGGCAATTAAGGTATTAGCAATATGAATAAAAGAACTAAGACTAACTATATAGTTGTGCATTGTGCTGCAACTAAACCAAGCATGGACACAAGTGCTGCTGACATAGACAGATGGCACAGGGAACGTGGTTGGTTAAAGATAGGATATCACTTTGTTGTTAGACGTAACGGAGAGATAGAAGAAGGTAGACATATAGAAGAAGTAGGGGCACACGCAAGTGGGTACAACTCTGGTTCTGTTTCTGTCTGCTTAATAGGTGGACTGTCCGAAGATGGTAAGACATCTGAAAACAATTTCACAGAAGAGCAATGGGAATCTTTCGGAGCAGTCATTGACACTCTGACAAACAGATATCCTAACGCAAAGGTCATTGGACACAACGACATATCTAAGAAAGATTGTCCAACATTTAATGTAGGAGAATGGTATGCAAAGTATAGGTCAGATGACGAATACGCAATCGAGTGACGTAATTTTTATTATGCACGAACCATGTCCTAAGTGTGACTCCAATGATAACTTGGCACGTTACTCTGATGGACATGGTTATTGTTTTGGGTGTGGTCATTATGAAAAAGGAAACGAAATGGAAGCAACGGAATCAAGTAGCGAGAAGTTTGGTTTCCACACACTACTCGCAACAGATAAAAAAGAACAAGAAACGATATTCTCGGAAGGAGAAATCAAAAGCCTCAACAGACGTGCAATAAATAAAGATACTTGTATTAAATTTGACTACCGAGTTACGACTCACATGGGTAAGCCATGTCAGGTAGCGAACTACAAGTGTAACAATAAGATAGTAGCACAGAAGTTGAGGTTTTCTGATAAGACATTTAAGTGGCTTGGTTCATCACAAGATGTTGGCTTGTTTGGTCAACACCTATGGAGAGATGGTGGCAAGATGGTTGTCGTTACCGAAGGTGAACTAGATTGTATGAGTCTTAGTCAGGTACAGGGAAATAAATGGGCAGTTGTCTCCATTAAAAATGGTTCGCAAGGTGCGAAGCGAGATATACAAAAGTCTCTCGAATGGTTAGAGAAATTTGAGAGTGTCATCTTTATGTTTGATATGGACGATTCAGGACAATCGGCTGCTCATGCCTGTGCCTCTGTACTAAAGCCTGGGAAAGCTAAGATAGCACAACTTCCTCTCAAGGATGCCAACGATATGTTAGTTGAAGGAAGGGTAAAGGAACTTATAGATTCTGTATGGTCAGCTAAAACATTTAGACCTGATGGTATTGTAAGTGGAGAAGACCTATGGGGTGACGTATCTAAAGAAGATGTTGTTGTAGCTGTTGACTATCCTTTTGTTGGACTCAATGATAAGACACATGGATTACGTAAGTCAGAACTTACAACTATAACTGCAGGTTCAGGTATAGGTAAGAGTGCTCTTGTTAGAGAGATAGGTTACAACCTTATCAAAATGGG